AAATAGGGCACACCCGTTGCAGCGAGGTAAAGCCAGTTGCCCTCATCTACCAAAAGTGCTTCACCTGCGGCCAGCGTTACCGTTCGCATAGGATAGGCCGTTGCGCCATTCCAGCGATGCAGGGTAAGTGAATTTGCCACCCCGCCACTGTTGACGATATACAGCGACTTGATACCCCGTATTCCCGAAGCCGGGGACGGAACTACAACCGTTGTCGTTGCCGTGGTAATCCGAACCGATGCACCACCAGGCGTAACCGTCCCTGATACAAGGTCAGCCCAAGACGGGGTAACATCAATCTGCGCCGTCGATGATGTCACCAGTCGCAGGCTATCGGACGTGCCTAGATTGATCATGCGAACCACCCCAATAGCGGATCACTTCCGCCCCCTGTTGCCGAAATTACCGGATCAACCCGCATATCCGTGATATTGAACAAAAATGCCTCGTCGTCAGACCCGACACCCATTTGCAGCCCATAAGCGAAATATTCGCAACCAGTGTCCAGTGTTGCATCCGCCGAAATACCAGACCTTGCAAAACTGGCCTTGTATTGCTTGCGACCCATAGCATCGGTTAGAATTGCCAGCGTGACGCTCTTTGACCCAAGTGAAACGCCATCTTTATCCCATTGCCATACACTGGCCTTCATATCTACGGTTGCGCCCACGGCATACGTGATTGCCTCAAACTCTACCTTGATCACGCCATCTTGCGGGGCAGGGAATATGCGGCGGCTCCACACAATTCGCACCCCATTTGCCACGCTGTCAAAAGCCCAGCCCAAATTAGGATCATTGGTCAGGGCTAGGAAATTGGCCGGGGTATAGGCCGGGCGCAGCGACATATCGAAATTTGCCGCGTTGCCGTTGTTCGTAAAATAGCGCAGGCCAATATCAGGCCCCCATTCCAAGTCCTCAATGCGGTAGTCAATCGTTTCTGTCGGTTCATAAGCCAGCGCTTCCATACGCTGCCCCATGATTTCCAAGCCCTGCCCGTTGAAGTGGACAGGCGAGGCAGGAACGCAGGGAATGCCAAAACTGCGGGCAATGCGCAACGTAGGCAGGTTTTCCTGCGCCCGATACATGGAACTCAAATGGCGATAGCGCAGCGTGCGTGTCGGGTCTTGGGCCAACTCGCCAACAATGATAGGGGTTTGGTTGATGTCTAGCAGACCAACCCCGGCAAGATCGGTTGCAATGGCCGTCACCATGGCCGCGTGCGTCTCGGGGATTTCCTCGATATTAGCCCCGCCATGCACCCACAGGAAATAGTCTAGTTTAGTCGGCGCACCCGGCACAAGCGCCAAGGCATCGGCAATGCCGGGATACATCAGCAAGGTCAGGTTCTGGTCTGTCCGCGTCCAGCCATTGGCGGCAAGCGTGGCATCCTTAATCCACGCCTGCGCCTCTGTTTCGCCCTTGGAAATGCTGATGAAATAGACGGGGCGGCCATACCGCTTGCGCAACTGCCGCGCAAACTGAAATGAGATGTTGTTTGCATAGGGGGCCACGCCAATATCCAGTGGGGCAACCCCGAACGTTGCTTGCAACCATTGCGTCCCCGCCGTGACAGGGTAGGTTTTCATCTGGGTATCCCAAGCCCATATATCAGGGTCAAAGCTATGGTCCCCCTCAACAGCCGCGGGGAGCGCCCGCGCGTTGCTTTGGCCCATAAGCAGGATAACAAGCGGCGTTCCGCCCCCAAACCCCGCTGAAAGCGTCGTCCCTGATAGGGTCAGCCCGCTACCCACTGTAATCGGGGAAATACCGCCCGATGTTCCCCGCCCGACAAGCTGCCCCGATCCAATAACCACGTCTAGCGCGTTCGCCGTTGTCGTGCTGGCATTGGCCTTGATCGAACTGCCCGCCATCTTGGCAAGCTTGGCATTGCCTACAGCATTGGCGTCAATGATCCACCTTGTTCCGCCAATGGTCAGGCTAATATCGCCCTTGTCGCCATCCTCGAGGATCGCGCTCAGCCGTGACAATTCCGTAGGCGTGATTTCCCCGGCTTGCTTGAACAGCCGTTCAAGCAGCCGCACAACTTCAGGATCGCCGCCCGCTACCTTCAGAAGCTGCGCACGGGTTGGGGGTTTCGGGTCAATGGTCAAAATGCCAGCGGCTCCAACCGCGCTTCCAACCGCGCAAAGCTGGCCTGCGCATCACTATCCCCGGTGAACTTCTGCGCCCGCCAATTGCGCACCATGCCTTGCTGTAGCCATTTGATCCGGCCCCGTGCTTTGATTGCCTTGGGCTGCGACCACTTCACGCCGTCCAGCGTGTATTGCGTTTCGATGATCGTATCTTTCGACTTCGCCCCGGAAAGCGTGATCAATTCCAACTCATGCACGATTGCGCCCGCGCCTTCATTGTAGATCAGCGCCGTGGCAAATTCCCAAGATGTCTTAGCCCCCCAATGCGTGGCAATATCAGGGCTAAGGTAGCCATAATTTCCCGACAGGCTGTCTGCTACATTCCAGCGCCCATGCAGCCAAACATGGCCCCGCGCCCGGTATTTGCTGCGTGCAGGCCATCCGCTTTGCAGGATAAACCAGACGGGCTGTTGCAGAGCCTGACTGCCCGCCATATCGTAGGCCAGCGTTTGATCGGGGCAATGAATGAGGATAAGCCGCTGCGCCTGATCGGCCCGATATTCCACCACGATTGTTGAAAGCTGGTCGTCGGTATAGCCCGCAAGAATGGCCTCAATCTCACGTGTAGCGATACAAGCCGCCTGCCCATTGCCCCCAACATACACCGAAGGCGGGTCATTCACGCCACCGCCAACAAAGGCCAGCGTGTCATCGGTCACAATGCACTGCGCATTTGATCCGACTGCCCCCTTGGGGATATATGCCCCATTGATCCGCTCGAAAGGAAAGCCCGTGCCGCCGATATCCTGGAAAAACTCAATCGAATAGCGGTTTACCGCCACCAGCTCATTCCGCAGCTTCGTCACGGCGACAACCGGGTCAGGGTTAACCTCCGACGACCCATAATGCAGCGGATTCACCGATCCGGGGTTGTTTAGGTCGGTTGCGATAAGCGATGTTCCATCCGTAAAGATGAAATAGCCGTCAATCCACGTCACCGAAAACACTTTGCCAAGGTCAGTGTCAGTAATCTTGGCGGGGCCCGGGTTGCAGAGATAGGCGTTCCCATCACAACACACCGCAAGGTAATCGAATGAATAGGCAAAGGACGCATAACCCGTCCCTGCAATATCCCCCAACCTGGTTGCCGTGCCATCGGCGGCGATTTTCACCAGATCATTGCCTAGAACGCGGTAAAGCGTGCCGTTCCATGCAATCGCACCCCGATCAATGCCCGATCCTGACCCTTGCTTTACGATCCCATCCGCAGGCCGCAGATAGCCCGCCGAAATGCCCTGATCTTTTGGCACAGGCACAAGGTTGACAGGGTAGGACGTGCGAAAATCCGGCCTTCCATCCGCGTAAATGCCGGAAAGGATGGAAAGCTGCGTCATTCGTCAAACCTTTTCTGGATTAGCGCCGCTGCATCCCCTAGCCTTTTAGCAATCCAATCCACTTGCTCTTTGGTTTCCGCATCTGACCATGTATGAATTTGCCCGTCTTTCCTTACGACGGCCACCGTCACAACATCATCACCAGATGCCATGTCCGTAATTCTGCGGCGGGCAAATTCTCTATCCCCGGTCCCCTGAATGTCGCGGAATGTTTCCTTGGCCGTGCTTAGCCTGTCATCATCGGCCTTAATCCAGCCGCTTCCCTCGAAGTCATGTGATTTCCCGCACCCGGCACACTCTCCGGTTCCGTCCGAAAGCGCGTGAAATGTCGTGCAGCCGCAAGCACAAACCCACCACATCGGCTCCGGCTTTTGAAGTGCGATGATGTCAGCCAATGCGATACCACCGCAGCAACAGGGGATCATAGCGCAAGGTGAAGAACCCGTTTGCGGCAAGCGTAGTCGGCGCGCCGAATGCAGACCCCGTAATCGTCAATGCCGTAATCGCCTGTGTGGTAAACACACAGATTTGTTGCATCGAAACAGCCGTTGTGGGCAGAACCAGCGTTCCCGCTGCGAAAGCCCCGGTTGGCGTCAGGATCAGCCAGTAATTCTTTCCGCCTTGCGGGAAAGCATAGCTAAATCCGCTCGCCGTAGGGCCGCTGTAGAGGGGTGTCCAGCCCGTGGCGGTATCTCCTGCCATGAACGCCTTGACCACATCAGCCGACGCGCTGCGCGTGCCCCCTGCGCTGTTGGAATATATCGGGATGATGTCGCCCGATGCCAGCGCATCAACCCCAGTCAGTTCATTGATCGCTGTCATATCGTTACCCCGTCGATAGGTGTGATTGGTTCAGGCTGCGGCACAAGCCGCCACCGATTGCCCGCGCCGGGTGGCAACAGGGCCGTGTCAAACTGCCGTTCGCTAGGCCGCGCTGCCTTGGTCAACAGGGCCGTGTATCCGGTCCGCGCCGCTGCCTTGGTTTCAAGGCTGGCAGACTTGCCATAGCTGGGCGCAAGGCGAATGGCCAAATTCAGATAGACGGTTTCCGTCGCCGCATCCGTCACGCCGCTGTCATTATCTAGATCGCTGCCATCTGCCGTTGTGGGCACGGTATAGCCGCACCGAATGCCAGTCGCATCCCATGCCGCCATCATGGCATCCATTTGACGCCGCGCCGCTTCCAATTGCTCCGGCTGCAAATCAAACACGTAAGCCGCAAGCCCGATTTCAGCGAAGGCAGCCGCGATAAGTTCCCGTTTGGTCCAAGACATAAGCCGCCCCCATAAAAGAGCGGGGCCATTACAGCCCCGCCCGTTGGATTATTGGTTAGCCAGGATCAGGCCAATCTTTTCAGGGTCCACCGCTTCTGCCGCAAAGTAGGTGTGGAAACGTGCGGTGCAGATGCCCGTGAGGTGGTCAAAGGCATAGGACAGGCAAAGCGGTGCGCCGCTTTCCGTGGTCGTGGTCATGACCTTCGGCCCCATGTCGGTCGGCCATTGCAGACGGCCATACTTCAGCTTGATCGCATGGGGCGAAAAGAACAGGTTGGCAGGCTTGGTGATGTTGTTGATGAAGGTCAACGTGGTGCCGGTAAGTGCAGCGGCGGTGACGTTCTGATACGGGCCAGAAATCACAATCGCGGGGCTGATGGTCAACTGCGTGCCGCCACCCGCTACCGAAATCACGGTGAAGGTTTGCGGCGAGTTGGTGTCCGACTTGGTGATCATGTGGACTGCGTTCATGTTCAACGTAAAGCGGTCGCCCGCCTTGATGTTGGCAATGTTCGCGCCCGCAACGGTCAGGACCATCTGACGGTTATCAACCGGAATGCCGTTCACATCCTTCGACGTGACAGTTGCCGATTGCGTGCCGTTGACCGTAGTGCCCGTGACAGTGC